AACTTAGTACCAAAGATACCTTGTCCCGGTGCGCCACCTTGTCTACGGAATACTTTACCGGGATACACACTCATGTCTTGGCCGGGAACTAAGTTAGTCTCGTCAACTTCTATAAGTAAGTTACCGCTGAGTACAGCATTGTCTACAGCCATACGCATAAAACCATTCATAAGTGTTTGGGTATCGTCCATATTCTCTGCAATACCTACACCAAAGAAAGAGTAAGGATTAATTTCATAAGGTACAGCATAGTAAGGTATTATAGTAGGTTTAAATGGATTCATAACTAAACGTAATACTTGTCCATTACAGATCCAGATGTTTACACTAATCTCATCTGAGTCTTTTAACTCTGTAGGAATATCAATGTCATATTCTTTTAATAAATCTACATCAACAAAACCCCAAAACTCTTGTACATCATAGCGTTCTGCAGAACTTTGTTGTGCATCATCTTCCAGTTCTTGTTCCCACCATTTCTTTTCGTAGGACTCACCCAATTCAATAGCATTATCTATTGCGTTAGATCTAAAAAATGGTCGTTTTTTTAATGCTCTTATTTGTGAGCGAGACATCTTGTGTCTTTCTAAACAGTATTCTGCCTCGTCCATGTTAGCTGCATCTGGGTCAGGATAAAAATTCCACACTGAAACATAGTTAGTAGAGGGTACAGTTTTTACTAAAGGATCGTAATCTCCTTCTGCTGTCCAATTAGGGTACTCTTTATTTATTGCTAATGGACCTTTCATAATACCTGTACCAAACAGAGCTAGTTCAAATGCAGCCAAACGTAATTGTTTGTTGGCATTAGACTCCTCTAACTGATCGTGTATTTTCTTTTCCATTTTCTTAGCTGCAACCATTGCAGGATGATACGTTATTGATGTAGGAGTTGGGCCACTACCTTCAATTAAAATATCTGCAACAGTACTTAATTTTTTCTCTACTGGACCTAATCTAGCTCTTAAAGTATCTAATGTATCTCCGGGTTGTAAAACTGTATTTGGTGTTAACAGTGGTTCGGCATCACGGGATTCTTCTTTTGAAAAAGCATCTTTAGATTGGTCTGATATTTTCTGACCCATAGCATCTGACTCAAAAGAAACTGATTCAGCTACACCGTCTGGTAATCTTGTAGGATTTACAGTAAGTGGAAAATTATTATTACCAAATAACACATCTACTATCTGTCCATATGCGGCAAGTGTTTTAGTCTTAGTAACTTTTACAAATACTCTAGATCTTTCAGCTTCAGTAAACTTTACATCTGCGGAGTACAGCCCTCTATAATTTCTGTAGGCATTCATCCACCGTTGTTCATCTATAAATCTAGCATCCTCTGCCTTTTTAAAACGATGTTCAACTAGTTGTACTATAGTACCTGACTTAGGATCGTCTGAGTTTTCTGTATCTTTAATATCTTCTAATGAAGAAGACATATCTGTTTCCATAAAATTATTTATATCAGTCATAAGTCTTAGTATCCAAATGTAGGATCAGACGCTTGGAAGCCTGATCGTTGTGTTGCTGGGTTAAAGTCCCATATTGAACTACGAGGTCGTGTCATAATACCATATCTTAAAGCGTCATACAAGTGGTCTTCTGCTTTAGTGTCTACATCCTCTGAGTTATTTTTATCTAAAGGTATTGCAGGTAATTGTGATATTGTATTAATACAGGTAGACATGAATACAAGGCGAGGTTCGTCTGTAAACTCATCTACCTGCAGGCGTCTATGTAGCTCGTTCTTACCTGCCACTCGTGAGCCTTTAGAGCGATCCGAAGGTCGCCATCGGCAACCCTTCATATTCATCTGCTCTGCTAGGCTTGGACCTGTATCACCTCTCTTATGCCAAAGGGAGCTATCTAAGACACCGTACCGAATTGTTCCGTCTTGATGTTCAGCATCTAGTATCATATCTGCTAAATCTGTAGCTGTAACTTTAGAACAATATAATTCTCTGTATACAATTAGTTGGTCAGTAGGAGCTACTGCAAGCCAGAGTACACCTGTATGACTTCCGTAGCCGTAGTCGCAAGCTCTAAATCTAGCCCAACTTTGAGGTATCTTAAAAGGATCAATTACGTGTATTTTTCTATTAAACTCAGGAAACGCTGCTCCTTCGTTAACATCCCAGTTACCATCTAGTAATTGTTTCCTTTGATGTTCAGGTAACGACAAAAGCATTGCTTCATAGTCGCCACCTTCAGAGAGATAAGGATTGTCAAATAAACTTGCAGGTATAAACCTACGTTTAAACAGAGGTTCACCTTCTCTAGTGTGACCTTTAGGAAATGTAATAGTGTCGCCTGTTTCAACATTAGTAGCCCAAAATGGTTCTCGTAAAGGTGACGGATCAATAAACATTTTCTTAACCCATTGATGTCCTGCACCTCCGGGGTTTGTAGTAGCTCTCATGTACAAACCTAAGTCTTTAGCGTAGGCACTACGTAAACGAGATCTCATGTAGTCCCAAGCGTAAGGAGAACTCCACTGTGTTAACTCGTCAAAACCTATCCAGTTAAACGCCTGTCCTTGGTAGCGTGTAACATCCATATCTTTATCTAGGTATGACATCCAAAGTCTACCACCTCTAGGTGAGATCCATTGGCTTTTTCTTTCTGACCATTTAATACCCGGTATAGCACGAGGATATAACTCTTGGCTTTTCTGTATTAGTTCTCGTAGTTCTTCAGTAGTGTGTCGTACTAGTAGTCCACTAAAGTTAGCGTTGTTTAATCCGTGTAGTGGATCAGCTAACATAGCGTAAGATTTACCACCACCTGCTGCTCCACCGTAAAGTACTTCTCTTTCAGACGAAGACAAGAAGTCTGTCTGTGGTCCTTTGTTAGGTCTAAAGACTACGTCCTGAGCTTCTTGTACGTCATATGCTGGTGCTACAGATTGAGCAGGTACAGCTTCAACTTCTTTAATTGGCGTAAGTTCCAACTTTTTGCGTTTCGAGGTTCTCGATTTCTTGGAGCGTTTGGGCAAGTCGCTGGGCAAGCCTACGTTTAATAACAATTGTTTTTTTACGTTTTCGCTCAATATCTATTCTTTTCTTTAATCCCATATGGGATATGCTTCTACTTGTTTGTTTAGTTAACCACTGAGCTACTTCTCTGTAACTATACTGTAGTAAATGTTTTTTAGCTATCTCTAGTGCTTCTAGTTCTTCTCGTATAGGTTCTAACAACCTATCGTTATCTTTATTAACTTCGTAACCAAATGGTACAGTAGTAAGAGATAGTCGGGCAATAGTGTGCCACTCTTTTTCTTTTCCTCTTTTAGGTTTAGGTAATTCCCAATACCCTAAGTCTTCATGTTTTATTCGTTCGTACCTTCTTTAGCTGGTAAAATAAATACACCGCCACTAGATGAGTTAACATCTACACGTTCAACTTTACCAAAGCCGCCTCTATCTAATAGATCTTTAGCTGCTGCCATCTTGTCTCGTATGCCTAACTCAGTAGGATCATCTAAAGCTTTAGCCATAGCTACTGCAGCTTTAGGTGCAATCTGAACTAGGTACTCAGTTGTTGCACTCATTATTTCATCTTTTAAAGAATCTCTTACAGCCTTAGTAGAAGTGCTGTCACTATAGCCTGCTAGTTTTTTTGCTAAGGCATGATTACCACCTGCTTCATCGAACAAGACTTCTAAGAATTTAGTTTGATTATCAGTTAATACTCGTGTCATTATTTCTTTTTCTTCCTGCTAGGTTTCTTAGCACTTCCAACTTTTGCTTTTGCTGTCTTTGTAAGATCTTTAAAGTGAACTAGGGGTTTAGAACTTTTAGTGTGAGTTTTACCTGTATGTAAAGAACCATCTGGCATTTTATGATTAGCCCCATTATACTCTGTTCCATTTTTTAAATAATGCTGTACACCTTTTGCCATGTTATTGTCCTTTTCCTGCAAATGCTGATCCTGTTAGTATAGCTCCAAAAGCTAAATGAAACAAGCCTCCACCCATTAAAGTAAATGGACTGTGTTGACCTGTTAGTTTTTTCATCAATTCCATTTGTACCATTGGTTCTGTTGTTGAGTTTATTATAGTCATAAATTGTGATATATCAGGTCTATTAATTCCGTACCAAATTGGCACGAACATAAAATCATAAAAACATATTAGTAAGTATATAATAAGAGCTGACCAACGCCAAGTCATTGTACTTTTTTGTTGAGGTGTTAACCCTTTGTGCATTTAAAGACACGGTGGAGTACACATTAGTTTGTTAGTTCCGTAAAACATAACAACTATAAATACTGCAAGAGCTAAACCTATCCATATCCATTTGTTTTTCATTGTTACCTCTTTAGCATTTCTAATGCTGTTTCTAATGTTTCATTATTTCTACGAGTCCAACCTTTACCAAATGTTTTAAAGGTAGAAAGGCTTTCGTAAAACTGCTGACGAGTAGAGTGCATCTTAACTACTATGTCTTTATGTGTAAAGTTTGCAACAGCTTTAAGTGTCATAGGACCAATGCCACCATCAGCAGTAACGCCCACAATCCTCTGTAAGGCTTTCGCAGAACGGCCCACTCCACTATTAACGCCCCAGTCAAATACAGACCAATCAACTCCACTAGGTAGACCATCACATCTCCCACGATCCCAATAGTTTTTTCTGTAGATAGGAGATACATCTATTGGTGTTAACGCTCTCATCTCTTCTTCGGTGGCGTTACGATTAGTGTATGCATCGTATACAGCTTTAGTAACGCCTAAATTTGTCATGCCTCCGGGGTCTGATGGATGATTTACAAAACCACCTTCATGTTTCAGAAGCATGTTTAAACAAGGTATAAAGTTTTCTGCGCTCATTTCTTAGCTATCTTCTTTGTCTTCTCATAGGAGCGTAGTCCCCCTAATCCTAGCATTCCCATTAAAACAGTCATAAGGCTACCCATATCAAAAGATGGTAATGGGGGTAACTCTGCACCAAATATAGTAGCAAAGAATAATATGCATGGCTGCAAGATAAAGTGATACATTAAAGCAATACCACATGTCCAACCAACAAATGGTCTCCAGCCACCAATGAATAAAGAACCCGACTTTGCCTCTTCCTGATTAACAGCAATTTGAGACATAGCTAGTTCTTGTGCGTGACGTTCAGCCATTGTAGAAATCTCGTGAGCTAAAGCAGCCTTCTGATCTTTATCTTCAATGAACTTGTCAAGTAATCCGGTGACTGGAGATATAAGTTGAGCTAACATTATTTAGCTTTCTTCTTAGCCATGCCACCTTTATTCATCATACCCATTTTGTTACGTACAGCTTTAGGTAGTTTCTTTGCTCCACCAGTAGGTTTTTTCAAA